AGAAGCCGACCGCGTCATCTGGTTCGCCGAGGGCGAGAAGGACGTGAACGCCCTCGTCGACCACGGCCTGGCCGCCACCTGCAACGCGGGCGGCGCCGGAAAGTGGACCGCCGACCACGCCCGCTACCTCGAAGGCGCCGACGTCACCATCGTCGCCGACCGCGACGACAAGGGACGCGAGCACGCCCTCCATGTTGTGGAGACCCTGCGCGGCCTGGCGCACTCCGTGTACGTCGTGCAGGCCAAGACCGGGAAGGACGCCGCCGACCACTTCGCCGCCGGCCACGTCGACTCCGAGTTCCACGAGGTGTGGGCCCCGGTTCCCTGCCCCGGAACCCCGGTGGTGCAGGGGTGACCGAGAAGCCCGACTGGCAGCCGAACGTAGACGCCGTGGAAGAACCCGTCGCCCGGCGCCTGGTCCTCACGCCAGCGAGCAGTATCCGGATCCGCCCGGTGCGCTGGCTGTGGGACACCACGCCCCCGGACGCGCCGCCCACATCGCACGGCCGCATCCCGCTGAACTCCCTGGCAATCGCGGCGGGCGGGCCGGGCCTCGGCAAGTCCCAGTGCGCCTGCTGGTTCACGGCGCGCATTACCACCGGGAGCCTGCCGGGCGAACTATGGGGCAAGCCCCGCAGTGTCATCTACGCGGCCACCGAGGACTCGTGGACGTACACCATCGCGCCTCGGCTCGTTGCCGCTGGCGCGGACCTGGACCGCGTCTTCCGTATCGACGTTCAGGACGACGACGAGCTGCACGCCCGGCTCACTCTGCCGAAGGACATCTCGTTGGTCGGCAAGGCGGCCGAGGAGTACGGCGTTGGACTACTGGTCGCCGATCCCCTGCTGTCGATGATCGACAGCAGCATCAACGACTACCGGGCCGCCGAAGTCCGCTCCGCCCTGGAGCCGCTCGTCGCGGCCGCCGACAAGCACGGGTTCACGATCCTCGGCCTCGCCCACTTCACGAAGGCGGGCGGCGCCGATCCCCTCAGCAGGATCGCGGGCTCCGGCGCCTTCGGCCAGCTCATCCGCTCGCTCATCGCCTTCGCCAAACAGGAGAGCGAGGAAGGCGAGGAGGAGTTCGTCATGAGCCTGGAGAAGAACAACCTCGGCCGGCTCGGGCTGCCGTCATTCACGTACACCATCCAGCCGATCACGGTGGACACCGAGGAAGGACCGTCCTACGTCTCGCGGTTCGCGCTGGGACCGGAGTCGACGACCAGCGTCCGCGAGGTGATGCGCGCCGAGACGAACGGTGAGGGTGCCGGATCGAACGAGGTCGTCGAGTGGCTGCAGGGCTGGCTCACCGACCTCGGCGGATCGGACGAAGCCCGCGAGATCAAGAAGGCGGCGCGCAAGGAGGGCTACAGCGAGTCCGCCGTCGACCGCGCGAAGAAGAAGCTCGGCATCCGTTCGAAGCAGCAGGGGTTCGGGCGAGACCGGACGTCGCACTGGTACCTGCCCGAAGCATGGTCGAAGGCCATGGCCGACGACCTCCCCCGTACAGCCTGACGTACATGACGTGCATGACGAGATTGGCCGTGACCTGCGACTTCTTCACAGGGTGTGGCTGACGAGATTGACGAGGTTGGTGACGAGATTGGGACGGCCATCCTCACCAATCTCGTCACCCGGAATCGCATTCTCGTCACCAATCTCGTCACCGCAAAACAGCAGGTCAGCCCCAATCTCATCAATCTCATCAATCAATTTTGTGTGTAGGAGGGGACGAGCGTGAGCCGACCACCCGACTCGAGTAGGTCCTCGTGAACGTCGACGACGTCGTGGCGGAGAAGATCGCCGCCGCCCGCGCCCGCGCCGAGGCCGCCAAGCGCCGGCGCGCAGCCCTCGCCGCCGCCCGGCAACGCGGCCTCGCCGCCCGCCACGCCCAGAAGCTCCGCAACCAGGCCAGCCGTGGGGATACGCCCACGGTTGCCGAACCCGCCGCCGAGGAGAACCAGTGACCGACCGCACCCTCACCCCCGGCCCACTCACCGCCGCCACCGACGACATCCGCGACCACGGATACGCCATCGTGCAGACCCGCATCGAACGCGTCCCCGTCGGCTACCGCAGCACCCTGTGCGCCGAGCCGGACGGATGCGCCCGGCCCACAACCCTCGTAACCGTCGCCCTCGCCGAGGTCACCGACGAGGGCGACGACGCCGTCGGCCTTCGCTTCGCGCGGGACGTCAACGGCGACATCGTCCGCATCCCAACCTGCGACGCGCACCGATGCGAGGCCAGCCACGACCTGTACTACGTGCTGACCGGCCGAACCCGACCGGACGGGATCCGCGCGTTCGACCTGCCCGGTCAGTACCTGAACTGGACCTGACGACAGCGGCCGGGCCCGCGGATATCGGGCCCGGCCTCCCACCCAGCATCCCGCGACTTGCTTCCTCGCAGGAAGCAAGTCGCCCCGACTGGGTGACAGCACGTCACCCAGTCCAACCCGAAGGAGCCCGCCATGGCAGGCGAGGCCGTGATGGCCCGGTTCTGGGCCAAGGTCAACAAGGCTGGATCCGTGCCCGAGCACGCGCCGGAAGTCGGGCGCTGCTGGGAATGGACCGGCGCCCAGGATGCCCACGGTTACGGACGTCTCACCGTCGGCGGCCAGTGGCGCGCCGCGCACCGCTGGTCCTTCGAGCTGGCCAAAGGTGCTATCCCCGCAGGCAAGTTCGTGCTGCACCGCTGCGACAACCCGGCTTGCATACGTCCCACCCATCTGAGACTCGGCACTCCACGGGAGAACACCGCAGACATGCACGCCAAGGGGCGCGCGGCCCGAGTCGGCCCCGTTGGCGAGCAGAACCGTCACGCGAAGCTCACCGCCCTGCAAGTGGTCAGCATCCGAGAACGCTTCGCCCGTGGCGAGCTGATCGTCCGCCTCGCTACCGATCACGCCCTGTCCGTGTCCTCCATCAGCTCCATCGTCAACGGGCGCTCGTGGGCGCACGTCGGCGGACCTATCCGACAGCCTGGCCAGCTCGGCCGGCGCGCACGAAAGGCGGCCTGACCATGGCCAACGAAACCGTCATCACCGTCGTGGGGAATCTCGTGGATGACCCCGAGCTGAGGTTCGCTCCGTCCGGTGTCGCGGTAGCGAAGTTCCGGGTGGCGTCGACGCCCAGGGTCTTCAACAAGACCACGAACGCTTGGGAAGACGGCGACGCCCTGTTCCTCACCTGCTCCGTCTGGCGGCAGGCCGCCGAGAACGTCGCCGAGTCCCTCACCAAGGGCATGCGCGTCATTGTCCAGGGCCGCCTCAAGCAGCGGTCCTATGAGGACGGGCAGGGCGTGAAGCGCACCGTGTACGAGCTCGACGTCGACGAGGTCGGACCGACCCTCGCCCGCGCCACCGCCAAGGTCACGAAGAACCCGGCGGGCACTGGGTCCGTACCGGCGAACGGAGCCAGTTCCGTACCAGCGAACGGAACTGGTGACCCGTGGGCGAACGCCCGGCCCGCCAACGGCCAGCAGCAGGGCGGCGGCTGGGGCAACCCGCCCGCCCAGCAGCAGCCCGCCGCCCAGGGTGTCGCTACTGACGAGCCCCCCTTCTAGGAGCCGACGTGACCCCGAACGAGATCCAGATGCTGATCTGCGGCATCGGCATCGGCGCGCAGGGCATGGCCGTGTTCGGCATGGTGTGCGACATGCGGTCCGCGCGCCGCAGCCGGACCGCGGCCGAGGCCGCGCTGAAGAGCGCCGCTGGCGACCACTACCTGAACAGCCTCCGCCTCTACCGACTCCAGCACCGGATGGAGGCCCGCCGGTGACCGCGGCCTGTGGGCTCTGTGAGCGGCAGATCGAGCACGGCTACCTGTGTCCGGGTGACACGCTCGCCCTGGCCGAACGCCTCGATCGCATGCCGAAGCTGTACGCGGCGCTGGCCGGGTTCATCACCCCGGCCGCCCGCGGCGGCGCCGAGCGGGTCTCCCGCGGTCACGCCGGCTCCACCCTGCCCGTCGACGAGACGGTCCTCGACCTGCGCTACGGCGGCATCGCCCTGGTCCTGGAGGGCTGGCGGTCCGACGTCCAGCGGGTTCGCGGCTGGGGCGAGCCGGCCATCGTTGGCGACGTCGAGGAGCGCGTGAAGCGGGCCGCCCGCTGGCTCGGCATGGAACTGGAGTGGATCGCTGCCGCCTACCCGGCCGCCGGTGATCTGGCCCGCGAGGTCCGCGAGATGGAGCGTGCCGCGCTGTCGATCGTCGGCGCGCTGCCCGAGCGTGGCCGGCTGCTCGGGCAGTGCGTGAACTCCGACCAGTCCGGCGTGCTGTGCGGCGCCCCGATCCGCCACCAGCCCGGACAGTCCAGGCTCGTGTGCGAGTGGTGCCACTGCGTCTACAGCAGCGAGCAGGACTGGCTGCTGCTGCTCCACCACCAGCCGGAGGCGACGGCGTGAGCGGGCGGATCGTGACCTGTCGGGTCCTGTCAGGGCGCGGCGTGCAGTGCACGGGCGAGGCGGTCGACCCGGGCGCCGAGCTGAAGATCTGCGCTCGGCATCTGGCCGAGGCCCAGCGCCTGATCCACGAGGCGTTCCAACGGGCGCGCAGGCCCGGGGAGTCGGGGTGAGGACCTTGCTTCCCACCCCGGGGTTGGATACGCTTCTCCCGATGGACGCCAAACCCTGGCGGGAACGGGTCCGCGAGGAGGAACAGCTGTTGGAGCAGCTGCGCATCCTCGCCTCCGAGTCCGCCACACGACGAGCTGAAGCCCTTCGCGACGGCGTGAAGGAACTCGGCTCCGTCGCCGAGGTCGCCCGCGATCTCGGCCGGAGCTGGAACGCCGTCGACAAGGCGCTCAAGAAGCAAGACCGCAAGACCGCGTCCGGCACGGACGCCCCCACAACCGAATAGACAGCGAGGGCCGGACGACAGCTCTCCCCGGTGTTGGAGCACCGAGGAGGCGCGCGCGTCGCCCGACCCTCTACCGAACATCCTGACTGCACCAGGAGTCGGCATGACCGATCTTTCCATGTCCACAGCTGTGGACAACACCACCCTGCCCGCCGAACCGAGCGACCTCGACGTCGCCATCCGCGTGGCCCAGCAGATCCTCGACAGCGACCAGGTGCTCTCCCCTCGCGAGGGCCTGCGCCTGCTGCTCCGCGCCCTCGATGCCGAGCCGGCCGACAAGAAAGGGTCCGGTCTGGTCCGGACCCCCGGCGGTGACCAGCGCTGCCCGGCCGCGCACATCGAGGACCCCACCGGCTGCAACGGCCCCGTCGCCGTCATGGTCCTCGACGCGGCTAACACCGGCGCCCGCGGCTGCGAGCACCACGCCGCTCGCCTCCTCGCCTCCCTGGAAGGCGGCCGCGCCTACAGCCTCCCCGACGCCCCGGCCGGCGCCGCGCTGCGCGTCTTCAAGGCCGCCGCCCAGACCCGCCCCTTCGCCTGGGTCGACGGCCCCCGCACCCACCCCTCGCAGCTCAGCGACGCCGAGAACTGGGCCCCGGGTGAGCGCCGGTGAGCACCGAGCCCCGCACCGTCCACGTGAACGTCCTCGTCACCAAGGCCCTGGAGATCGACGAGCCCGCATGGTGCGTCGCCCCGCACGACGGCGCCCAGTACAAGGCCGACATCACCCACAACGGGCCCGAGGTTTCCGCCTCCGTCGAGGTCCGCCGCGGCCTCGCCCGGTTCCTCACCGCGTGGATCTCCCAGGCCCCGCACTCCGAGCTGGCCCCCGAGCCGCTGCCGCTCCTGGCCATCGAGGTCGGCGGCGACATCATCAACTGCGACCCCGACGAGGTCCGCGACTTCACCAACCTCGTTCGCGCTCACTGCAACGTCCTCGACCAGCTCGCCCGTGAGCTGGAGCGCGTCCGCGAGAGCGAGGGCCCGTGAGCTTCCGCGACCGCCTCCGCGACATCGCCTTCGACGCCGCGACCGACAGCGACGGTGCCCCGGCCCTGTCCCGGCGGGCCACCCAGGTGTGTTCCCTGGCCGCCGACACGCTCGCCGACCACACCTCGGCCGGCGCGGTCGCCGTCGCCGGGCTCGGCGCCGCCGCAGTGGCCGCGCAGAGCGCCCTCACCAACTACGTCTATCCGCCCGGCGACTACGCCGGATTCCGAGAGGAGGAGCGGTGACCACCCGCGACCTCACCCGAGGCCAGGCCGGCGTGCTCGCGGTCGCCGCGCTCGCCATGGCCGCCGTCGGCGGCTTCGGCGCCTGGGGCACCTACGGCAACGCCGTCACCGAGTTCCACCGGCAGGCCACCGCCGCCGGCGTCGTCGCCGCCGGGGAAGGCCTCACCTTCATCCTCGCTGCGGTCATGCTCGCCCGCACGATGCTCGGCCAGTCCTCGCCCGCCGCGGTCCGGGCGGGCATGTGGCTGGCCCCGGTGTCCGCCTCGTGCATCGGCCTCACGATCGCGTCCAGCCCGCGCGAGGCCGCCGTCTACGCGGTGACCCCGCTCGCCATGTCTGGCGCCGCCGAGGGCCTCGGCTTCATCGCCCGCAGCATCGTCGTCTACCGCACCGGTGTGGACGCCGACGTGATGCGCCGCAACGCCGACGCCGCCCGGCAGCTCGCCTACCACCGGGCTGTGGCCGACGGGCACCCCGGCAACTGGCAGCGCAAGCTGGCCGTCCGCCGGTACTGGCGACTGGCCAAGCACGTCGGCGTCGGCGACACCGAACTCGGCGCCGGCCTGGTCGACGTCCAGCGCACCCGCGTCCGCGATGGAGCTGATGCGGCCCTCGCATCCATGTACGGCGCCCCGGCGGCCGACCCCGTCCCGGCCGCACGGTCCGCGTCGGCGACGGACGTCCTGCGCGCCCGGTTCGCCGACATGGAACCGGCCGACGCCATCCGGCTCGCCGCTGATGCGCGACCCGATGCGGCCCCCGCTGAACTCGCCGCGATCCTCGGCACCTACGGCGTCGCCGTCGACCCCGTCGCCGTCGCCCTGGTCCTCGGCCAGCAGCCCACCGAGTACACCGTCGAGCGACCTGATGCGCCCACGCATCAGCAGGTCACAGCCCTCCCGGCGGTGAATCTCCAGGGCGCCGTCGAGGAGGCCGCATCAGCCCTCGGCGCGGACGCATCACCCCGCCAGATCGCCGAGCACCTCGAGCAGAACCGGCGCCTGGTCGTCGACGAGCCGTACATCCGCACCGCCCTGTCCCGGGCGGCGAAGAAGCCCCAGCCGGAGACCCCGGCCAAACCGATGGAGGGTGGATACGCATGATGCGCATCCTGTTCGGCGGCCTGCTCGCGCTGCTCGTCGTCTACCCGCCCCTGCTCGCCGCCGTCCTCGCCGTCGTCGCCCAGCCCGCCGTCCTCGCGTTCGCCGCCGGTGTCCTGTGCTGGCCGCGCATCACCCGGCGTATCAGGGGGTGGGCCCGGTGAGCGACGCCCTCGACAAGGCGGAGGCCGCCGTCGCTGCGGCCGAGACGGACACCGTCGCGGTGCAGCTGGCGCTGGCTGCCGTCGAGCTGGCGAAGGCCGCCACCGCCCAGCAGCAGACGGCCGGATGCCAGCACCAGCACCCGCCGGCCCGGCAGTTCGACACGAAGAAGTGGCTCGTCATCGGCGGCACGGCGTGCGTGTGCTCCATCGCGTTCGCCCTGGCCTCGATCGCCATCGCCATCGGCGCGACCTGCGCCACCGCCTGCCTGCTCATCCTGCGCTCCCTCTGGAGCGACTTCCGGAAGGGGAAGTGACCGTGGCCAAGGACATCACCTGGGACGACCTGAACGCCGCCGAGAAGCGCGCGGTCCTGCGCGCGGACGCCCGCGGCCTCGTGCGGATGCTCCGCGGCGCCAGCGGCACCCCCGCCGCCGACCGCCGCGTCGAGGCCGTCTACGACCAGGCCCGCAAGCGCATCGCCAAGGGCAAGTAGCTCGCCCCGGGGCGGCCGTCACCGGCCAAGGAAGTCGGCCGCCCCGGGCCCCGGACCGCCCAACGAACGACCGGAGAACCACATCATGACGGACACCCTCATCCCCCCGACCACGGCACCGCCCACCGACCGGCCCGAACCCGAAGCCACCGAGGCCGAGGCCGCCCCGGCGCCCGTCCCCGTCGACAACCCCGCCCTGCCCGGCCCCGGCGTCACCACCGAG